AGTCTTAGTAGCCCACTCCTTAGCTGCACCTGCACTGTTAGTAACACCTGTACCGCCAATAGACCAAGCTTTAGATGAGTAATCAGTTGAAGCTACAATACCATTAGTCTTAGAAGCCCACTCACTTGAAAGTGTTACATTAGAAGAACCTGTAGTAATCAAACCATCTACGTAACCTTTAGTGGATACATCTGATGAGTTAGAAGGTGAACTCATACCTGTAATAGAGCCACCTGTAATAGCTACAGCATTAGCTTCTTGATTACCTAGTGAACCTACAAGCTTAACAACTGTACTACCATTCTTAGTGTACAGCTTCTTATCTGCTGTGTTAACAGCTAACTCACCAGCTACCAAGTCACCAGCTGCTGGAGTTGCTGATGATGTGCTGCTATTCTTCGTAATGATCGTAGTCATCTAAATTGTTCCTTTAAACATAACCAAGTTTAGCGTAGGCAGCTGCTACGTCAGCAGGACTCACACCGTAAGCTGAACCCATCTGCTGAAGAGCTGACAGTGAAGCACCCGGTCTAGCTGCCAACTCAGCAGCCAAAGCTCTCTCCACTACAGATTGTTGTCCTAACTCATCAGCTGCACGATATTTCTGAACTTCTTGAATGGCAGTTTGATAGTCAGCAGGGTTAGCTGCTACGTTGTAAATCATGCCAGCATCCACAGCACCAAAGTTAGGATTGTTAGTTGCAAACAAACCTGTAGGATTTAACTGGTTATAAGCATTCTGTACTTCTGCAACTGGGATGTTCATAGCTGCTGCAACTGCTGCAGGATTAGTGCCTGTAGCATCCATCTTAGCTACAATGTTCTGATATGCTGTAGCTGGATTCTTCAACTCTTGACTAATTACATCTGTAATCTCATTCTTCATTGCTGGTAAGTAATAACCTTGACCACGCAAGTAATCAACATCTTGCATACCTAAGTTAAATGTCTTCATGAGTTGCTCAGTAGACATACCAGCATTGAGAGCACCGATCAGAGCTTGTTTAGTCTGAGGTACATCACCAGATCTGTAAGCATTCATCAAAGATGTCATAGGAGCTACCAGATTAGCTGGAGTCCTTGAGATACCATCTGTAGCCTTAGCTATTGCAGCATTAGCAGTATCAGTACCTGACATCATACCCCCTGCATCACCACCGTACCAAGCTGCAAGGTTAGACACAACATCACGAGGCATACCGGGCAATGCTTGATTGTATGCACCTTGTAAGCGAGAGTAGTAGTCAGCTGTGTACTCAGGAGCTGCCTGTGTAGGGATTGACACACCAGCTGCTGTAGTGCCTCCACCGCCCATGTTAGATACAGCATTGCCAGCTCCTAAGAGTCCTGCAACACTGATACCTGCCTTAGCTAAGTTAGCAATCTGTGCAGGTGTTAGACTTGAAAGTGCACTAGCTCCTGCACCTGTAGCACCTGAAAGAGCTGCAGCAGACAATGCCTCAGCTCCTGCAGTACCACCAAGACCACCTAAAGCCATGTCAGCAGAAGCTAACTCTGAGGCTGTTAGACCTGTAGCACCAGCAGCACCACCTCCAAGTAAACCAGCATAACCAGCACCGCCTAAAGCTGCTAATACTACTGGATCTTTAAAAGCATCTGCTAAACCACCAAAGAATGATTGATCTTTTTTAGTTACGCCTTGCTGTACAAAAGAACCTGTAGGGTTGTATTCATAGTAAGGTTGACCTGCTTGGTTTACTCCTGTTGAAGCATAGATACTCTGGAGTGGGCCTTCTTGCATAGATTCACCTGAGCCTTGATCAGCCCAGTTACCGCCATACAGCAGTCCACCGATGTTAACAGTGCTACCACGACCTGCAGCAATAATCTGCTGTATCTGCTCAGGTGTCAGTGCTTGAGGAGCTGCCATGATTTATTCGCCTTTTCTATATAGCTCAAATGTGTTAGTAGCTGACATTGCAGATGCAGCTTCAGGGGTAATACGTACTTGATCACCCTCTTCAAGTACTACATAAGCTCCACCGTCAAACCGTAGGTACTGTGTAGCTGCAATCTGATAAGAGTCTATAACTGTAATCTCAAGATTCTGACTTGAGTCGTACCACCAAACACTTACAGTCTTATTGTTACCTGTGTGGTTTGAAATATAACAAAGATTCCACTTAGCGTAATAACCTGTAGGTACTGTATAAACTGTTGTCTTAGTACCTGCTGTAAGACTATGCCCCGTCGATAGTGGTTTCATTTACTTTAGTCGCTTTCTTACTTATGGTCTTTACAGGAGCTGCTTCTTGTACTACAACAGGAGCTTCAACTACCTCAGTGTAGCCACCATGTTTACGCATTTCAGCGATCTCATGCTCTTGAAAGAACTCTACTGTGTTACCTGATTGATTGCACTTAAATTTCATAATAATAAACCTTTCTGATGTACTAAAAGTAATACATTAAAAAGGCTCCCCACACCTTTTGAGTATGGGGAACCTACTTAGCTATTAAGCTGGAACGACGAGGGCAACGCCACCGTAGTTACGCAACTCAGCGCAGCCGTACAAAGTATCAGCTGTGAACAATGTACCGAGGTACTCTTGTTTGTACTGAGTCTGTGAACGGACACCAACTTGCTCCACCAACACCATAGAGTCTTTGTGAGCCATTACGCACACACGACCGATGGTAGTGCCAGAACCGTCAGCGGCTGACTTAGCTGTGCCAGCATTGGATGTAACGTAAACTGGAACACCGTAGATGTCACCAATCATACCGTTACGGATGCTGTTAGCAGAACCAGCTTCACCAACGCTGTTGAAGGTTGTGAACTCAGTCAAGCCAAGGATAGTGTTACGCACGTTTGGAGGAATAATGAAGAAACGATTGTCCATAGGAACATCGCTATCGTCAAGACGCTGAATTGTACGACGAATACCAGCAGCTGTCAAAGCTGATGCGTTACCAGCATTGGTGTTAGCTGTGTAGTCGAAAGCTGTAGAGCCATCACCACCGATGAAACCACCAGCGTAGCGGAAGTTACCTGCACCAGCTGTGGAAACGTTGAACTGTTGAGCCAAGTTAATCAAGTCAGTATCAACTTGCTTACCCAAAGCGTAACCAGCATCATCAGTGTAGAACTGACGGAGGCTAGACAAAGCTTGAGCTTCAACGATGTCCTCGATCAAACGAGAATATTCGTAGTGCTTGTTGATAGACACAGTTACTTCGGACTCAGTAGCTGCAATCAGTGTAACTTGTGTAGAAGCTGCCTTAGCAGAAGCTGTGCCACGTGCAGGGACTGGAATGTGAACTACGTCACCCTTCTTGCCCTTGAAGCTCATCTTCTTAACTAGGTTAGCTGCAACCAAGCTCTTCTTGTAAGCTGCAACAATCTCATCACTCCATACTTCTGGAATAAACGTTGCTGCTGTACTTACCGTTACGTGATCTGTTCCTAATGCCATTTTATAAATCTCCTGTTGATATTAATATTAAATTACTTCACTCGACCTTCTTGATATGCTGCCATAATTTCTGGTTGTAAAGCCTCATATCGGTCGGGATCTGTCATACGTAGCCGGATAAGGTCGGCACGACGATATACTTTCTTAGAAGACTCTCCAGTTCCACCAACATCAACACCAGCTGCTTTCAGATTCTGTTTGCGAACAGCGTTACCTGCTTCAGTAGTTTGTTGTGTCTTAGATGTACGTATCTGTTTGAATGTAGTAATCAGTTCATCAGCTGCATTAAAATCATAGTTAGCATCAGCCATTGCATAGATATTAAGCCTCATGGGAGAAGCTTTAACCCACTCAATAAACTCACCATCACGTACAACATCTGCAAAGTCAGGATGCTTCTTGTTGAGCATTGCTTGTGTCTGAATCTGCTTAAGTTGTAAGGAAGCTTGTTTAGCTGCCAATACGTCCGGATGATTCGCTACAGCACGATTAACGTGACTCTGCGGATCTTCAAAGAAGTCGATCTCTTGTGGTGGGTTCTCCACCGTTTGTGGTTGTGCTTGTTGTTGGTTTTTCTGAGCTAAGCTTTGTTTTAAGAGTTCATCAGCTAAACGTCTAACTTCACCAACTTCCTGTGCTTGCCTACCGATTAGCTTTTCAGCCTCTTGGTGCATACGAACAATATCTTCAAGATTCTTCCCCTTGTATTTCTCAGGGATCTCTGTTGCTTGTTCTGCCTCAGGTTGTTGCTTGGGTTGTTCGCTTGTTTGTTGGGACTGTTTAAAGTCCTCAGCGTCTAACTCACTAACACTACCTAGTTCCTCATTGTGATCAATTAAAGCCATACCTAACCTTTCCCTGTCCACGGATGGATTACAGGATTAACTTATTAAATAGAATTGGGTTGCCTGAGGGTTACTCAGATCCTCTCTTTTGTTCCTGCTTGAGCCTATCAGCCCTCACAGCAGCCCATTTAGCCGTAGCACCGGGAAAGTCCCCTGATATAGGGTCTAGTCCGATACTTGGAGCTGAAACGAGCCTGATAGCGTCCTTACTACATACCTTACACTTAGCAGTGGTATGATCACTATCAACTAGCGATTCAGTTATGTGATCGTTAGGACATTTAAAGTCATACAGTCTTCTCATCCCTGCAATTCCTCAAATACCTTCTCACACACAGCCTTACGCCCTAAAACTAATTCAAGAATATCTAACTGTCCCTTACGGAAATATAAAGATTGTGTGTCCGTGACAGTTGATAAGTCGTTTAAACTAGCCTTAATCTCTTCGAAGTCCTCTATGAGGAACTCCCAACCCTTAGTACTCATCGTATTAAAGGTTTCTTCGTAATACTTTTGTAAATCAGGGGCCATAAGGCTTATCCCTCCATTAAATACTTAAACAATAGTGTTATTGTAGCATAAAAACAACACTTTGTCAAGCTTTTTGTTAACTATTTTGTTATTTACGTGCTTTAGTCATCATCTGAAGGCTTGCAATACGCTCGTTTGAGGCAATATCAGCAGCTTTCAGGTTAACTTGCTTCTCTTTAAGCATCATGTCAGCCAGTTTCAGACGCTTCTCAAAGTCATCACCGTTATCTAGGTTAGTTGCAGCTGCCTGAACTACCTTAACACGATGCTCTTCAGGGATCATCTGAGCTTCAATCATGGTCTTTTGAGCCTCAGCTGACTGCTTTTGAGCCTTAGACTGCAGATCTGCCACCTGAGCCTGTGCCAACTGCATCTGAGCCATCTGTTGCTCCTGCTGAGCCTTAGCTGCATCAGGATTAGGCTGAGACATCTGATCCAAAGCTTGCATCAACTCACCACGATTAGACAATGAACTGTTCTGCAAGATACCTTTAAGGATCAATGGCAGTACAGGTGTATTAGGGCCAAGTGTCTGCAACAAGCCAATCATCTGTTGCTGTTCAAACTCTCGTGCCAAGATACCCAAGGTAGCTGTTGGAATGAACTTCATGTCAACTGATGGATAACGCTCACCATCAAACTGCATATAACGAAAGGCAGCCTTGTTAATGAACGGGATCATGAAGTCTTCTTGGAAGTTACTCAAGGTACGCTTGTACTTCTTGATGATACCTGCCATAGCCATAGACATACCACCAGCACCTGCATCACGAGGTACGTTAGATGGCATACCTGCGCTGTCAACTGTACCTGTAGCTTGCAAGAGCATACGCTCAAAGTTCTGCGCTGCTGCAGCTGCATTGCCATCAGTCTGACCGAACTTGAATGGATACAAGATCTCAGAAGGTGAACCATTAGTCAAGATAGCCTTACCGGGCTTAATCTCGAACTTAGCACCACGTGGAAGCCTTGTAGCATCCATTGCAATCATAGGAGCTGTGGTCAAGGCCAGTGAGTCCATATGAGCACGAAGCTGACCATCAATAGCCTTCTGCATATTGTAGGCCTTCTCAGCTGTACCACGACCCCAGAAGCGACCGGGAACTGTATCGTCTTGGTATGCAACGACTGGACGATCCTTCATCATGTAAGGATTAGCTTCAGCCTTCAAGAGGATTGAGTCATTGGCAATAACGACAATGGCTTCAACCAAGTTACAGTGCTCATCAGCTACCGTACCTTCAGCGAACAACTCTTCATATTCTTCCTCTTCACCTTCAGTCAGGTACTCTTTAGGTACTAAACCGTAGTAAGTGATGAGCTTAACCTTATCATCTTGATAGGTCTTCAAGTCTTGAGTTACTTCTAAGTCCTCATCCTCAGAGGCTGTGGTAATGTCTACCTTTTTGTAAATGCCTCTCTCAATACCTTCCACAACCTTGTGAATGGAAACGTACTTCTCGATAGCAACGCCCAGAGCATCGTCAACGGAATCAGCATTAGGATCAATAAGGAAGTTCTTAGGGTTAACTGGTTTGATCTTAACGGCAATACGATCCTTCTCTTGAACTCCGATGGCAGCTGCATTAGCAATACCGGGAATTGCCTGAGTTGCTGGAATGTACTCCTTCTCAGTCTTGACAATGATCTCACCAATACCTGTACCATAAATCTCAGCCATCAACTCAATCTGGTCAATAGCTTTCTTAATCTTGTCTCGTTTAAAGTCCTCATGCAATTGAACCTTAATTTGTTCAACATCTAGAGGATTACCATCTACATCTAAGACATCATCTGAAATGTCAAAGAATTCACCTTGACCGAAGATAGCTTCCATGATCTCAGCATGGCGAGTCTCAATAGCTTGCTGAGTAGCTGGGGAGATAATACGTGAGCGTTCACTCTCACGAGTTTTATCCTCAGCAGCCCAGATACCTCGGAAGACACGCTCGTACTCCAACCACAAGTCCATGTAGTTAGCATCACGATGGTCACGCCAGCGAGTAATGTGCTGAGTTACCCACGAGGTGAGTTCTTTCTCAGCCTCTGTAGGTTCCTCAAACTGAGAGTTATGATTCTCATCACTGAATTGGTCATTCGTTAGAGCCATTGTATTCCTTGTAATTAATATCCGCTAATAACGTCTAAGACTTCGTAGTCATCATCTTCGTAGTCTTGGTTGTAGTTAGCTATAGCCAGTTGATCAATGTAACTTAGAGCATCTACCAAGTCATCATGTACACCTGCTGTAGGGAACATAACCAATTGATCTCTAAACTCACTCCAGTCCTCATCCTCATTGAAGGTAATCCTTCCATGCTCCATGCGACCTTGTAAGCTCCAGACAACCCTATCAGTCTTCTTCTTATTCCCGTGAGTTAAATCCTGTATGTGAGCATAGATGTTATTCTTCCTCATCAAGTCATTAAGGTATGGCAGTACAGCATTCTTTAATGCTCCTCGCTCAATACCTATGCTTGTAGGTTGAAAGTCTCTAATCACTTTCAAGATGTTAACTGCAGTCTCTCTGATGTCCCACCGACCATGCTGTATCTTGTGAACCCACCAGTTACCGTTATCCTCTAACTTAACAACTGCAATAGCTGTCTCGTCTAGTCTCTTCTTAGATGCTCCAGCATTCTTACCTACCTCTTCAAAACCTGCTAAGTCAATGGCTACAATGTAGCTACCGTAACTAGGTTCTTCAGCAGTCTTAAACCATTCCTCTTTAAAGACATCAGCACCTGCGGTATCAAAGCTAGACAAGTACTCCTGCTTGAATGCAAAGGAACTTAATGTACGCTTTGCAGCCTCAATCTCCTTAGGATCAATAGTCTCATTGTCCTGAGTGGTGAAGTGCCAAGACTTCCATTCCTCGTCTGTGTTATCCTGTCCTAGATTAAAGGTATCATAGAACCAGTTACGTCCACTAGGAGTACTAATGAATAAAGCTCTACCCTTCTTATCTGACAGTGAAGCTCGAATGATCTTCTGCCATACATCCTCTTTAATAAAGGCACATTCGTCCATCACTACGTAGACTAACGATACACCTCGCAAAGAGTCAGGATTATCAGCTCCTCGTACTAAGATCTTCTTACCATTGATCAGAGTAATCTCTAAGTTATTCACATGGCTAGACTTGATAACAGGTCTACCTAGCTCATGTAGTAAGTCCCACATAATCGTTCTAGCTTGTCCTAAGGTAGGTGCTATGTACATCACAGCTGACCCATCTGGACAGTTAAGACCTTCAATCAGTAACGATACTGCTGACAGCCTAGACTTACCACACCTTCGACCTGCAGCTACCACTTTAAAGCGAGTAGTATCTTTAAAGACACTCTGCTGCCACTTAAGCAGTTGGAAGTTTAACTCAGACATCAATCACTTCCTCTTCACTGCTTGTACTAATTGTAGGTGACGTTAAACCTGTAATGTTGATAGACACTGTTGGTGTATTGTTACCAGCCTTCTGAGCTTCAAACACACTGACAGGTACAATCCTATCGACAATTAACTTCCATGCTGCAGCTTGATTCTTATGTTCATCATTAAGAGCTGCATCATAAATAGCTTCTAGAACCTTAGCACTCTTAGGTGAGTTAAGCATCCTAAGCTT